CTAAAGTTTTATTTGGAGCTAAAATGTCACCCTCACCCTTAAAGCTAGTTCCTTTGAGTGTGATGTTTACATCAGAGGAGTTTTGCAGAGTATAGTGTTCATTAATGTCTTTGATGTATGTTTTGAACTTTGAATTTATAAGGTTTTGTACCGTTTTGTTTAAATGGTAGATATGGATGAGTGTGGTTTGCAGGTGCTTTCCCTCCCAATGCATTATTGAGTGCAATCATCTGTTCTTTTAGCCATCGTGTTCTATTCGCCAGAATCCTATGTGGCTCATTGTCATTTCCTCCAGCACCACCTGTAATGAAATCTTCCAGCTCCAGTTGATAGATGCCATCTTCTTCAGCACCCCATTGTGCAACTTCAGGTAAATCTGCCATTGTTATTCTCCTCTTCTTATGATTGTGCCACCGTGGGTATGCACGCTATTGTATTTGTATGTCACACCATCTCTCGTAGGTAACGACTCGTACCACACACCTATAAGCTTTGTGTGAGTGGGTTTAAACATCTCCAGTAGCTGTATGGCGTAGCGTATGTATGTTCTTGACGCTTCTACCTGAATGACTACGCCAAACTCAGACCAGTGACCAAAAGCAAAGTCATAGATGTACTCATTGCCGTTATGTTGGTTGCTGCTGTCATACTTGTGTGTACCATCACGCCTAAGCTGTACTCTGTATTGGTCACGATTGCCATACTCTATGAGAATGGCAGGCTTTAGAGGTGTACTCAGCCCCATAATCTCCAAGATACGAAGTAAACACCAAGGTGTACCCGCATGTGTATGTAGTGTTCTAGCTTCTGCAACCAAGGCACGTTTGGTCTCTTCGTTCCAGGTACTTGACCAGTAAGGCATACGGTAGACAAATGCCAAGTGTGGCAACATCGCCAAGACACAACTGTGTGGTGCAAAGTCTATTTTGTCACTGTGGTCTACCAAGGCATCTCTGTATGCCACATCTTTGTTTTGTAAAAGTGTGCTTTCATTTGAGGGGAGTATGCTAAGTCTAGACATCTTGTATCTCCTCTACGTTGATGGTGATGTTTCTACATACACCCAGTTGCTCTTTGCCTACTACGACATTGGCAGCAGGTGTGGTGACTTCTACTTTTTCCACACCATTTAAGTGGGCCAAAGAAGTTATTTTAGAGAGGTTAACCTCTTTAGATATAGGATAAAACCCATAAAAATCACGCAACACTCTTGTCACATCTGCCACTAAGGTGTTTTGCTGAAATACAGAAGAGATATAGAGTGTAAGCTCAATATCAAAATAGACCACTTCAGCACGTACTACCGTTTGGCTTGTGGCACAAAGTGTCCGACGTTTAGTGTCAAAGAGTTTTGCTTCTATGGCTTCTTGTATAGCTGCCAACTCCTCTGCATCATCTTCATTTTGGGCATACCACACGATGGTCGTCTCTCCATCACCAGAGCGATACGGAAACACATGCGTGATACGAGGGTCTACATTTTTAGTGTGGTAGATGTATGAGTCATCTGAACCAGTAGTGACACTTTGCTGCAGGGACTCTTGGCTTCTTTCAAAGAAACGTACATCATCCTCACCCTCTAGTCTAGTTGTTCCGTAGAACTCCAAGCAAGCATCATCAAGCGAAGATCCTTTTGCATACGAAGGCAGTGCTGCTTTCATGCGAGTGTTAAAGCGTACATCTGCATAGGTCATCTCATAAGCAAAAGCCTCAAGCAAAACCATCTCATCTGAACTTTCATACAAAACAGTATCTGGAGAGATAGCAGCGATGAGTGCAAGTAATTTTTCTTTGTTTGCTTCATAGCTCACAGGCTCTATGACTTTTAAGTCATTTAAATCAAATACTGTATTCATAGTCCTATCTCCCTTCCATCAGTTAATATGACTGTTGCCTGTATGGCTGTGTCGTTGATATTGTTAAATACAATGCGTTCAGGTTCTAGCTCTTTGTCCCATAGTTCACCTGTAGTGGTATTCCAAAATGACTCAAAAACATAGGCGATAAAAAGCAGTCTGTATCTCTCATCCATACTCTTATCTACAAGCTCAAAAAGGTTTGACCCAAACTCAGGCAACATCACGCGTGAGCCTAGCGGTGTACCTACAATGCGTTGGACTCTCTCTTTTATAGGTGTCATACTCTTGTCCCATCATTCGAAGTCACAAAATTACTCAACACACCCATATAGTCAGTTACAGTACCACCTACTTTTAAACTGCCAGTGCATTCCAAGACATCACAAGTCAATGTAACCTTTTCACAACTATCTACAGAGAGTTCTTTACTTTGCGTGTCATATTTGATGGTACATCCATCAGAAAACTCCACTATGGCTACATGTTCATTGGCTCCTGCAGGTTCTTGGTTTCCCAACCAATAGATGCTAGTAAATACAATACCTCCATCATTGTCTCCAAAAGGACGAAGCACAGTGACCTGTTCATCTTTAAGCACAGGCATCCACACTTTCATGAAGCTGTTGTTTTTTGTTGCTACTGGTAAAAACTTGGAGAGATGTTCTTCTCCAGTCTCTTTGTCTGTGTAGGCAACACGAACAAGCATCTTGCCGTCACTTGCCATAGTCTCTTCGACTCTAGCAGTCACGACCATGTTTTGTACACGTCTCCATAGCTCAGATATAGTAATCATCACCAGCTCCTTGTAAGTTCAAGCGTAATTGCATAAATAAACAGTCTTTTACTAAACGTACTTAACTGCATATTTGTACACTCACATACTAGGTCTTTTTTGCCTGCATCACTTACCGCCGTGATGACATCATCCAAATCAGCATATGCTGTATCTTTGCCACGTTTCAAACTCTTTAGAGCCATAAACAAAGTAAACGTAAACACGCCACTTTCCATCATCTCGTCAGGTTTAAACTTCTCAAATACCAGGTAGTTACCATGTGTGTTGATCTCTTTGCCTACGTCAAGGTCTATGATGGTCATGTCAGAAAGAAGTGTTTTTACATCGTTTACAGCATCATTAATCATCATTTAAACCTTGTAGTAGTTGTAGCAGTTGCTACGTTCTAGTATTCACTCTTGCGAGTTTTCACCATGACTCTAGGTGTGGTTACACTCTCACCTGTTGTCTCATCTGTTGTGAGGTACTTAGCACTCTTTAGAGCACTAAGAGCCATCTTGTAGTTACTTTCATCTTGTTCGGTTGCTCCTGCATCTGCAAGAAGCAAGAACCTATAGTAAGCGATGTCTATCACAAAAGCTTCAGCCAAATCTTTAGAGCCTACGATACCGTCTGTCTCTTCTATGGCATGGGTAAAGAGTTCAGGTTTGTCCATAAACTCATCAGGGTTACTAAGCCCTGTTTGTACCCGAAGGTGAAGCTTTTCTAACAACATCTACTTGGCTGCTTTCTTGAGGTTTGTATTTTCAGATTTAAGAGCAGTTATCTCTTTTTTCTTTTTTTCAAACTCTGCTTCAAGCTTTTCTTTGTCCGCTTTCACTGTTGCCAGCTCTGCTTCAAGTTCTGCCTTTTCTATGACAGCATCTTGTTTAAGAGCTTCAAGCTTTTCATCATGCTTTACTTGCAAAGCTTCAAGCTCTGCGTTTCTAGCTTTCACTGTGTCCAGCTCTGCTTCAAGTTCTTCTTTTTCAGACTTGACATCTTCTAGTTGAGACTTAATGTTGTCTACATCTTCTTGAAGTTTTGTCACGGCAGTTGTTGCCTGCGTATCTTCAGCAGAGGAGGCTAATGCCTCTTGTGTCTCACCTGTTTGTTCTTTAGCTAGTTTTTCAGCCAATTTTTTGGCTGCTTTTGTATTGCTCATTATGCTACCGTCCCTGTACTCTTATAGGCACATTGCCATAGTCCATACCCTGCATTGTCTTGTGAGTCTACACCATAGCGGTATGACTTACGCATAAAGGCATTTTCATCATTGTCAGAGTCCATTGCAGTAAATTTGATAGGTTTATTTTTCTGCATAATAAACGGTTTGATTGGTTTATTTACATCTAAGAGATACCAAGATGTAGCATCTGTGAGGTCATCTGCAACCATATATTCAAAGAGTCCTTTAGCTTCATTCTCCACATTGTTGATCTTCTCATTTTCACAAATCTGTTTTGCTACAATCTCAAGTTCAGCAGGGACTACCAAAAGTGTAGGTTTGATTTTAAGTGATTTTCCATTGTCACTCTTAAGTGCACGCATTTCAGTTCTTGCAGCAAGTGCAGAAGCTTTAGTTAAAACTTTATCCCCAATATTTGAAAATGCTACACCACCGATGTCATGAGTTGCATCAAAGAAAGGTTTACCATCATAACAAGTACCATTGGCTTCAATAAGTGCATAAAGCATTTCATCATAATGTGTTTCTGAAGCGTGACCCATTTGTTCGATACGTGGTTTCACTAGACCCAACTGGTCATACTCAATTTCATCACGTGTTACTTCGATGGTTGCTTCCCAATCTTTCTTGGTAATGCTGTATCCAAATGCCTTAAGGTCTTTAAGGACTCTGTCTCCAACCCATTCACGCATCTTTGGTACATCACCAAGCCATGCATAAGAGACTGTCATGGCTCCCACATTTTCAACTACTGTTGATATTTTTTTATAAGATGTCTCTACCTTACCAAGGGCGTTATCAAAAATCTTACTTAAACTTTTACTTAACGCTTTAAGCGTTGCTCCATTAATTATCATCATCATCTCCTAGACCAAGTTGTCTGTTTACTTCTGCTTCTTCATCACTTACTTGTGACTCCTTATCTTTAGTGTCAGGGCTTACATGTTCACCAAGATGCTTGTTGTTCTCTTTTTCAAGAGTTAAAAAGTTTGTAAGTACTTCACCATCAAGACCCATAGCAAAGTCTTGTTTGTTTGGCATAAGCTCACCTGCTTTCACAGCTGCTTCAATTTTGGTTTTTTTAGCATCTGCTTGTAGCTGTGCATTTGCTTCTTTTTCTTTGTCTAGTTGCTCTTGTAGAGCTTTTTCTTTATCAGTAGGTTCTACTTCTTTTGGCACGATTTCCTCCTCGGCTTCTTTTTGTTTGTTGAGTGCTTCATCTAAGACGTTTGGACGGTTGACTAGACCAACGGCTCCGATGTCATGCACCTCTCTTATATCTCCATTCCAAGAGATGTGGTACTCTGGACTCAAATAGCGAAAATGCTTTTCTTTTATAAGAGTCTCACCTATGTCTGTAGGTGTGAGCGTGGCATAGATGCCGTCCTCTCTCACTTCCATAGAATTGATGTCAAACCAACCAGCGGCTTTTTCTCCATGAGCATCCATCGCATGGTTAACGTTGAGCACGATGTCTATCTTTTGTTCTGTCATTCTCTTTACAATGTCATCAGCGTTAATCTGATACACACGACCATCTACACCAGTGACTAGCCCGATAGGTGAGATTTTTACTTTCTCCTTAGTAGACTGTGCATTAAGTGCTAGAAGAAAACAAGGTGTAGGTTTTTCTTTTGCCACTCAAACTCCTTTTTGTTTTTTTAAGATGCAGTATTGTAACCCCCATTAGAGCGGTGGTTTGGTCAAACACTGACCATCTTGAACCCATATATCAATGTAAAATAATGCAAGCGATTTCCTAAGGATAAAGATGAAAAAGAAGAGAGCAAAAAGCCTATATATAGATGGCAATTCCATCACTGTTATAGCTACGGCTGTAGGTGTCACGCGTACAACTATCTATAACTATAAAGCCCAAGACTTGAAAGCTGACATAGACTGGGATGAGTTGCGTTACCTCAAACAGACCAATGCTTCTTCTACCGATGAGAGCGAAAAGAAGTTTCTAGGTACGCTCATCATAGAGTTTGAAAATGCTATGCACAGCTTGCATGACCTAGAAGCCAAAGAGCGTCTAGCCATACTTACCAAGTTTGCCTCTGCTTACTATAAGTTAAAACAGCCAAACACTAAAGGTGACAGCAAAGGGGCTAAAGCTTCAGGAGCAAGCGAAGCTATCTATGCACTTAGCCAGTTAGCGATAGAACAAAAGAATGATGATGTCATTAACTTTTTATCTGAATATCAAATATTAAGAGCAAGAGGGAACAGCTACAAAGCTATATCTGATTATAGTCTGCAGCACTTTAAAGTTAAAGTATCAAAAGAAACAATCAGAACAGCATTAAAGGAGCTTGAACAATG